CCTAGTGCTACTGGAGCAGCATCAATGTTTTGTGAACTAAATAGCGCGTTCCATAACACGCTTTCTTCTGCAGTAACTGCGCTACTTACTACGGCAGGACGCAGGTAGGTGCTCATAGAAAAATCTACAGGAGCTAAGCTGGTGTTAAAGCTGCGTTGTCCGCGAACAGGAGTTGTACCGGCTTCACTAACTGTTACTGTTTCTTGGTTTGTGTTTTGAGAAAACGTAAAACCGTCTAAAACTTGAATTTCATAAGTATTGCTGGCTGTGAAACCGCTACTATTGATAACTCCAGTATTAGCATTTACGTTTGTAGTAAAGAATACCTTACTATTACGGACTAAATTTAATGCCATAATCTTTCCTTTTTATGCTTGTGTTGTTCAACACCAACTAGACATTTATCTGTTTTGGTTGAATTACACGGTTAAACTAGTGCATATCGCACTTGAATGTTCATTTCGCCTACGGCATATGGCTTTAATAGTCCCTCATCCGTAGTGATTGACTGAACTAGGATTTCAGTCGTTTCATATTGGTTATTCACATCGTATACTAGTACACGATTATCATGAATTACCTTTTCTATATCCTCAAGAAGCTGTTCCAGCTGGTCGTTGCTGTCCTCACCCTTGCAATATAATTTGATAGCAATGCCTAAGAATCCCCAGGTAAAGTCGCTGGGTAAGTACTCACGGTACTCGGTACCAGCTGTTAGGTATACGCTTGGAAAATCTTGTACCTCGTCCCAGAACTTTAAGGTTGGATAGGCATTATTATATAAGTTTGTATTGTAGCCGTGCGAGCCGTCTAGTAACTCGTTGATTTTGGCTGTCAGGGCTTTTGTAATTGAAGATCGTTTACTGCTCATATGGATACAGCCCTTAGTCGGTTTGCAACCTGCTGTGTTGCTATTTCACGAATTGATTTAGAGATCAGCAGCTTAGGGTCGCGTGTTCGTGGAAATTGTTGATCTCCGCCTTGCGAGAATGTTGCGTAAGGATTTTTCATGTAGGTATAAAATGCAGTTATCATACCTTCACGACTTTCACTTAGTCGCTCAACTTTTACGCTTTCAGCAAATCGTCCGCTACGTAAGTTTAATATATCACGACGGCTTCCGTCACCCATATTGCGTTTAATTGCATCAGTTAAGTTTCTGTTAATACTGCTTAATAAGCTGGTTAAATTAACTTGTGAAGCTTCCTGGATGTTAGTAAACTCAGGGGTTGCTGATAATATTTTTTCAGGCCTAGTAGTTTTTACGCCAGTTGTCGGGGCTTTTACTGTTGTTTTAGGACTAGCTTTGCCAGTAGCTGGCTTGTGTGGCTTAATCTTTTTAACTGGCCTGCGTGTTAGTGCAGCGACTATGTTATTTTTTAAAGCCTCACCCGCATCTTGAGCAATTGTGTTGCTTCCGGGTACGTCTTTTAATATTCTACTAAGATTTTTTCTTAGCCGATTGAGAATATCTGATTCACCAATACTTAATACGTTATTTCTAGTATACTTTTGTACACTCAGTACAATGTACCCACTGGCCTGATCTGAATTGCTAGTATTCTCAAATTTAAATTGCACAACATTGTGTAATTTTCTTAGCTCATTGAGATACTTTTCTACTAAGGCTTTACCTTTTGGCCCTAACCCCAGATTAAGTATATTAGATATTTTTACGCCTGCGGGAGTAGATTGTGGGCTTAACTCGCCCTGTCCATGTCCTAGATCTAGTACTGATAGTAATCTTTTCTTTATAGCTACCTTTTTAACACTAGCACCATTTTCGGTTGTATTAACTAGCTCTACTTCTAAGTTATCAAACTCTCTTAGGGAAGTAGTTTTAGTATAGTTAGTAGAACGTCGCTGTGCTAAGTATAGGACTTCTTTTACATCGCCAAACCCATCTACAGGTATTAATCCGTACTTATTAACGCCAGGTAGTTTAGAAACTTCATATACACCAAACTTTTTTGTAGTTACGTCTTGCTGTAGAAACATAGAACCAGCTACTCTGGCCAATTTTCTAGAAGTTTCAATGTCTGTGTAATTACGTCCGCGAAATGCAATACCAAAGTCATCATTTGTTTTAATTTGATTTGACACTTTGGTTATAAACGCTCGGGCGGCATCAAAGTTTTTTGATATTAATAGCTCTGAACCTTCGTCTTGTAGGTAGTAAGTACCACCAGACTTATTAATAAGCTGTACTGCAGTCAAATAATCTGGTGCAGATTTTTTAGCTAAATTATACGCGGTATCACGAAACTCTTGCCAATTATTCCTATAAGTTGGCGTATCTCGTCGTGCATTTGCTCTACGTAAGGATTCGTATGATATGTCAATTACGTGTATTTGCTTATCTAAGATGCCGCGAGTATATTCCTTAAGAATCTCTTCAATACTAGTTCTTAGTACCTGCTGTGCGGCTTCTGTACTCATGTATAATCTACCTTATACAAGTCTAGCACGCGCTTAATATGTGCGGGGAACTGCGTGTGAGTAATATACTCAATTTGAATACCTGTTCCGGTTGGAGCACGGTTGCTGTGTACGGCACCGTCGTTACGGCTGTAGTACTTTACTAAGTCCATAACTGCTAGTTTTAGGTCAACTGGTACGCTTTCGTAACCTGCAAAGTAAGTTACTTTAAATCCGCGAGGAGTCTTTGGAAATCCACTAGGCGCTGTGCTTACAACACTATTTGCGGCCTGGTCTACATACCAGTCTACATACTCAGTTAGTTCAGTCCAATTTTGACCAAAGTCGCTGCTATACTCAACTGAAAGAATCTGCACTAGTGGCGATTCTTTTAGGATTAGCGACTGGAAACCGCCATTAAATTCTTCCGACTTAGCGTCGCTGTAGTAATCAGTAAAACCTGTACCACAATAATTTTTTACCAGTTGCGAGATTTTTGGAATCAGTGCGTCAATCTCAGCATCATGGTTTGTACTAGAAATTCCTGCGTAGGCTTTGTATTCTGCTTTTGTGATTAAATCTGCCATATTTAAGCCTCTCTTATTGTCTTTTAATGGGACTAGCATAATCCCATTAAAAGACAGGGATCCGAAGATCCCTGTTAGATTACTTAAGCAATTAAGCTACGTAACGTAGGGCACTTACGCCTGGGCCGTAGTTGCTAGAAACCTGTACCATGCCAGTACGTAGGCTTGCAACCATGACACGACGCTGTGTCTCAACTAGTTCTTGAGTGTCGATGCGTAGACCGCGCTGGCTACCAACTAAGAAGTTAGCAGGAGCAACAGCGATAGCAGCAGCTTCACCAGCACCCTTGTCAGCGAACTCACCAGAAACGATAACTGGACTGTTACCAATGGTACCAATCTGACCAGTTAGTAAGGTGGCCTGAGGACCAACTTGGTTCATTGTCTGGAATACGCTGTCGTCTAGTAAGTCGTAGTACACGTCTTGAGAAACGATGTAAACTACTTCAGCTGGGTCAAGACCCCAAACACCGATGTCACGACGTAGGTTACGTAGTGTAGCAACAGTTGCCTTGGTTGCGTCGCTGATGTCTAGTGTGTAGGCGCTGGAAGCGTCACGAGCTACTAGACCAGTTACTGGATCGCTACCAGAACCAGCACCACGTAGGAATGCACGGTCAACAGCGCGAGCAACACGACGAATCATACCGTCACGGATAACAGGCATAATTGCTAGCAGGGCGTCTTCCTCTTCTTCATAAGCGGTGTACTCGTTAGTAGCAACCTTATATGCGTTTAGAGTGATTTCCTTTAGGGCGTGAGTTTGGCTTGCACCAGCGCTTGCACCTGCGGCGCCTAGGCTGCCAGGAACTGCACCAAACTGGGCGTTAGTTACCCAAGTAGCAGTACCTGCTTCTGGGTTTACAGGAATTGTCATTACGTTGGTCTGCATAGCAATGTTGCGGAATAGTGGAGCAACAACTAAACGACGACGTAATTCAGCTTCCATGTTTAGGCTGACTTCAAGTTCCCAAGTAGCGCTAGGTACGTGTGCACCATACTTTTGAACCATTTCGCGACCAAACTTGGTGCTTTCTAGGCTCTTACCAGCCATCTTAGCTAGCAGAACTGCCTTTTCCTTGTCAGCATATTCCATGCCCTTAGCACCCTGTGGGTCGCCAAACTGCATGCGGCTCTTCTGAATTGCTTCTAATTCAGCAGCCTTCTCTTTTAGAGCAGCTTCTAGACCTTCTAGGGCCTTCTTGCTCTCGGCTTGTGTGTCTTGTAGACGCTTCTCTACTTCGGCTAGTAGCTTCTCAGCACCAGTCTCGCTAGGAGTAACGGCTGCAACAGCTGCCTTGATGCGTGCATCTAGTTCAGCTTGTACCTTCTCTGCGGCGGCTTTTTCAGCAGCAGCTTTAGCTTGTTGTTCAGCTAGAGCCTTTGCGGTTTGTTCGGCGGCCTTGGCAGCAGCTTCAGCTACCATCTTTTCTAATTCTTTTGGATCCATGTTCCATTCCTTGTTAACATCGCTGTTTGCTTTACCAGAGGCTTCTAGCCCTTTAGCTGAGTCGCTACTTTTTGCAAACTGCATTTTAAAAGTTTTAAATTCTTCGGCCGTGTCAAACGCCTTAGAGAGACTAAAAATTGTATTTTGATTTGCTGGCACGCTAACCACTGAGATTTCGTGTAACTCCAGCTCTTTTACCACAAACAGCTCTGCGGCTGAATTGTATTCTGCATCGGCGATGCGGAAACCAATACTAAATGCGGTTAGGACACCATCTTTTACCAAATTGAAGACGTCCTCGGCTGCTGCAGAGATACGGGCTTTAATCCATAAACCTTTAGAGTCGATTCTGTGCTCAACCATTCTACCAACGGGTTCGCTGTGGTCGTGGTATGCAAGAATTATCGGGTTCTTTAGATAATTCTCCATGCCCTTTTCCCAAACAGCGGTAGGAACGACGTCGCCTTGGCGGTCGGCGTCGTTTGTTGAAGCATAACCTTCAATCATTATGCTGTCAATTTTACCGTCTGCGGTAGGTAGATCTTCACTTTTGGTAACAATGCTGCCACTAAGATGCAACAGTTTGTTCTTTTCTACCATATTACCCCTTTATCAATCTTTACTGGCTGAGGGTCGTCCGCCAGTGGCTGGATTTGCAGCCGATCCTGCAATATTAGCAGGTATTCTTAAGTCATCGTTGCCGGTAATAGCAGGATAACGTAACTCTTGTCGTGCTTCATTTGGTGTTATAATGCCTGCATTTACTAATGTAGAATGATATGCTGCTAAGTCTTTTACGTCAGGCTGTAATGCACTAACTGAAGTTGTAACTGGCTCAATGTCGTATCCAAAGAAACGCTCTAAGGACGAACCAAACTTTCTTACAACTGGTAGCACTGTTTCTAGGTAAAACAGTCGCAAGTTAGGAGCAATATTTGCATTGTTACCGCCGGCTAGTAAGATAGGCGGAACACCAATTGTTTGCATGATTTTTTCGCTGTGGGTTTTAATGCCTTGGTCAAACTCCATGTCGTTAAACGAAGTTTGTGCAATTGGGTTAGGCTTTAGTCCACTGTCTAAGATTATTGGCTTGCGTCCACCGTTTTTAGCGCTGTACTTTTGCATCCAATAACTAATTGTTTTTTCTTTAGCAACCTGACTTAGGGTGTTCTCCGTTGTTAGCACTAAGCCAAACACGGCACCATTATCAAAGAACTGCTCCTGAAACTGCTGCATTGAGTACAGCACGTTCATAGAAGCTTCTGCGGCTACTAAGCGGCTTGTGCCGCGATATACACTTTTTGGATTTAGATCGCGAAAGTGAAATACTTCGGTTTCCTTAAACTCTACTAAACCACGGTATCTGTAACCATGAATAAACGTTTTTGTATCTGTTAAGATGTCAACGTTGATTGCTGGTAGGTGGTAAAGGAATGTGCCGTCAAAGTGTATGAATACGTTGCCTTCAACAATCAAATCAGTAAAGATTGCTTGGCGAAATTCTTGTGCGCTTTGGTACGGATTAGGACGAAAGTTAAGTAAATTGTTTAGCGTTTTCTGGCGAATGCCATTTACTATACCATCATTTACTTTGTCTTTTACGTCGTAGTCCATGCTAGCTGCGGCTGATACTAGCATGTTAACACCGCGGTTAACTACGTCAATTTTCTCAAAGGCTTGCTGATAATTAATCTTAGCGTTAGTTGTAACGTAAGTGCCTTCGGACTGTGCAATTCTTTCTTGCGCAGGATTTAGTTTCTCACGAAACCAATCTGTGCTTTTTGTAAACCAATTCATAAGTTCCCTTTAAACAAACTCGCTGAAAAACGAGCCGTAGCTGCTTTTGGGTACTGGTTTACCGCCAGACAGATGTTTCTCACGCTGTATTCCAATCCAGCGCTCTTGTCGAGCTTCTGAACCTGGTTGTGGAGTCTTACCATAAACTCCGTGTAACGCTACATGATGACGATTACAAAGGGTGTAAACTTTGTCATATATCTCTACACGGTGCTCACTAATAAACTCATCCCTAACAGCTAAAATACCTTCGTCTGTAGATATGTCGTAACCTTTGCGCTCAGCCCATGTCTCTAGGAGTACGGTGATTGAGTGTAGGTGATGAAGTTCGAGGTCTTTCTGGCTATCGCAGATAAAGCACTCGGACTTCTTTTCGTATGCTGCTTTGGCTCGGTCACGAACCCACTTTACAGGAATACGTTTATTTGTGTTTTTTGCCATTTATGCTAAGCTGCTACGTAACATCCAGCAGTGTTTTTGGAAAGCGTCTAGGCGCTCGGCCAAGAAATTACTAAAACCGTGATCGTGTGCTTCTTCAGCACCTTCGTACGCAGTTTCGATAACAACAATCATTTTCTCACAGTCTGCATACAACTCGTTTAACATAGCTTGACTAGTGTTAGCTGTACTGTCTTTGATCTGTGATAGTGCTGCTAAGTTGGTTAAACCAGCAGGCGCATCTGTTTGTAGTGTGCGAATTTCTTCTGCAAACTTGTCTAGGCTGTCACCTAGTTCACCATAAATATCGCCGAAAAATTCGTGGTACATAGGAAATAACAGTCCACGTACGTTCCAGTGGAATCCCTGTGCCTTTGCGTATAGCGCATATTGCGAGGCAAATGCAATTTTTACTGCTTGTAAATATTCTTCTCGTGTCATTGGAAATTCCTACCTTGATAGCTTGGACTTTACTCCACTAACCAGTATTATACTCTAACAGCAAGCCCAAGTCAATGTTTAAATTTTTCTTGGGAGTGGGTTTGCTGTACTCAAACCCACCTTTTACACCGTAAAGGTGTATAGTGCATACCTGACAGCATCAGCCATGTGCGAGTATTTGTCGTGTAGTGGGCGTTCACGTTGCAGGTTTTCGCGAGTGTCCCAGCGGTACTGGTCAAACATAGCTAACACATGCTTGCAGTGTTGGGCGATGCGTAGGCGGTCTTGACCCACAAGCGTTTGAATATAGGCAATGCCTGGTAGCACGTCCTTTTTAGCACGAGTGGTTGCTAAATTGTATTGATAGGCAAGGTCAGCACTAAACTGTGCTGCGGCGCTGTCAATAAATATGGTTTCGATGCCGTACCGACTACATAAAGCCTGAAAAGCTTCAGAGTGTTGCTGCGTAGTTCGTTCCGACTCTAAATACTCGTCTACGATATAGAAGCGGTCCTCTGACGCTACATAGCACACCACCACAAACGCAGTTTCGTCGCGATAGCCAGGGTCACAGCCTGCAAAGAACTCACAGCCACGGCCTTCCACAACCTGCTGTGGCAGCTCCGCAACAATATTAGACTCGGCTAAGGCATAAATCTGGCCTTCAAAGGTGGTAAAGCTGGCCATGTATTCCTGCTCAAATTCAGCTTTTGACATAGACCGACGAGCTTCAGCCACATCCGACTCAGCCATGCGAGTGTTTTCCGAATAGTCTGCTTGTAGTGAAACCCACTCTGGAAAGTTGGGATCAAATCCACGATTCCAAAATTGCGAAAACCAGTTGTTTTTACCGCGTGGTGTTGAAATAAAAATTGCTTTAGCGTTGGGCTTGTCTAGGGTAGGGCGTAGCGCAACGTTAAATGCCGCTTCACCACCCTCACCCAACGCAGCCTCGTCAAATATAATTAAGTCATACGATCGACCCACAGTTGAATCTACAGTCGATAAACTACCCATACGAATTGTCGAACCGTTTGACAGCTCAATAATTTTGTCCTTTAAGTTATCACGTGCAACTTCTAGGTCAAAGTGTTTAATAAGCTTGCGTTGCAACTCAAACGAAATCGAACTAAGGTTATAATTTGGCGAGATAATAAGCACGTTGGCGTTGGGCACTAGTGTGACTAGCTGACCAATAATGTTGGCTATGTAAGTTTTGCCTAGGCGACGTGCCAGTGCCGCGCATACAAAGCGGTATTTGGGATCGTTAACCGCGTTGATTAGTGCGATTTGGGGTCGGTTAATGGTGTCCCATAAACCTAGCAATTTTAGGTAGTTGGTGATAGGCAGTTTAATAAAGCGGCGCTGTGGATCAAATTCCACTATCACGTCACAGTTAACGTCTGGTCTGGAAACTACTAACATTAAACGCCGTCTCCACTAATCAGTTTCTGCACAAGCTGCGCGTATTTGCTGGAGTCTAGCTCATTAATCTGCACGTTAACCTGGCGCTGTGGTCCACTACTACCCTGGCGCAGCTTTTCCAGCTGAATTTCACGGTCCAAGTAGTCCATGGTCATTTTATGTGACAGTGTGAGTAGTTCGGTGATGTCTTTATTAGAGCCACTATCCGCTTCCTCAAGCTCTTGAAACTTGCGTTTAATTAGTGCATCTACCGCACGACGCATTAAAAATCGGTTGTTGTAGCCGGTGTCTAAGTATACTTGGGACACATAGCCACGCACTTCAGGTCGGCGCAGGATCTCCGACACGCGCTCGGGAGTGAGCTCTAAATCGTCAGCAACA